TCTCCACCTGAATCAGAGATTCAGATGGAGTCTTCTTTGCGGATTATGATAAAAATGGCGAAGAAAAGAAAGAAATATCCAAAATTGCCGAATAACTTCGGCTCTATTCGGTACCTTGGCAAGAACCGGAGAAACTGCTTCGCAGTACATCCACCGGCTACACCGGATGATACTGGCAAACTAAAACGTCCGCCGGCGATCTGCTACGTAGACGACTGGATAAAAGGCTTCACTGTCCTGACAGCATACAAAGCCGGCACGTATCAACCAGGCATGGAGCGGACTCTTGAGGTATCCCCCACAACCGACATAGACACTCTTATAAGCCGCTTGATTGCCGACTACAATACAATCAAGGGTGTAGAGGATAAGCACCCGGAAATCAAGAAATTGACGTTCTCAGAGGTATATAAACAGTTTTATGCGTGGAAGTTCCCAAATGGGACAAAACTGTCATACAGTTCAAAGGAAGCATATCGGACGGCTTACACGAACTGCACCGTTCTGCACAATCGCATATTCGAAGATTTAAAGGCTCCTGATATGCAAAAGGTTATTGATGATTGCAAGCTGAAAAAGCAAAGCCAGATGGCTATTTTAACTCTATTCAAGCAGATGTACAAATATGCCGTATACTCAGAAATTGTAACGGAAAATAAGGCGTTATATGTCCATGTTAATGCTGATAATGACACCGAACATGGAACGCCATTTTCTGATCAGGAACTACAAACTTTATGGGATAATGCCAACGATCCAGAAGTGCAGCTCATTCTTATTATGTGCTATTCTGGTTGGAGAATTGGTGAAGTGTTAAAACTTACGACCAACTTGGAAGAGAAATACTTTCAAGGTGGAATCAAAACAAAAGCCGGTAAAAACAGAATTGTTCCGATACATTCTGCTATATACCGTTTTGCTGAACAGAAAGTACTGACACAAGATGGCAAACTATGCGTATATACTCAGCAACACCACAGAAAAGCATTGTTCTATCCTACACTGGAACGTTTGGGAATAGTCGGCAATCCGAAACACACGCCGCACGACTGCCGACACACCTTTTCTGCTTTATGCGAAAAATACGGTGTCCGGGAGAATGACCGAAAGCGAATGCTAGGCCACTCCTTTGGTGGAGACGTCACGAACGCAGTGTACGGTCACAGGACGCTGGAAGAACTTCGAACAGAAATAGAAAAGATAAAAGTTCCATTTGTGACTAACTGTGACTAACGGAACCTATTTTAATCTTTCTAAAACAACCGAAATATCGTTATCGAAATGCCGGAAACCCTATTAAAATCAACGTTTTCAGCGATTTTACAAGGATTTCCCACATTTCATTTTCATTATTCTAATTTTATTAATTGCGACCAACAAATAGAATTTAGAAAATTGCGCAAATACCTGTAAATACAGTGTTTTTTGGCACTATTATATTAGGAAACAATATTTTTATTTGTGACTAACGTGTGTCTAACGATAACAGTCTAAAACTTCCGAAATGATACAAAATATGTTTATAAATAAAATTCCCGGGGAATTAACCCCGGGATATTTTTATATGGCAATCAAATCTTTCCATGTGGCGGGTCCGCAAATACCATCCACTTCCAGAACTTCTTTCCTGGATTCCTGATAAGCTTTCAGAGCGCAAATCGTGTTCGTATCTGCTGTCCATGTAAGTTTCAGAGCTTTGCCGTTTTTGCCTTTAAAGCCTCTGGCTCTTAAAATTTCCTGTAAGAGGAGCACAGATGTGTTTTTATCTCCTGCTTTTACTGTTTCTGGATTAAACATATATTTCTCTCCTGTCTGTGCAGTATTAGATGATGTATTCTCAGGTTTTACGGGTGCGGATGCATCGGATACAATACTATAATCTGGTGTACAGAACTTAGTTCCGGGCATCTGGCTGTTAAGATAACTCTTTGCGCAGACACCGCCGCCATTTGCAATAATTCCAGATGCACCAGAAGTATTTCCCTCGATGGTATAGAACCTGTCTCCGATTACAGCCGTTACGATGCCGGTATGGGTGAAAGTTCCATTATGATAAAAAATTACAATATCACCGATCTTTGGATTAGCGTTCCTTGTAAACAGATTACCAAGTGTTGGGCAGTAAACATAGGGCCAGTGCTTCAACAGTTTTTTTGCTTTTTCCTGTCCGAATGCTTCCATAAAACACCAACTCACGAATGCTGCGCACCAAGGCTGTCCTTGATATGATGGCTTAATGTCCCGCCAGTACTTCGTATAGTTGTTCGAGCCGGCGTTTGCAGTCTTACTGTCGAGCTGACTATTGCTCTTCTTTTCAAGGTATCCAATCTCATTTTTTGCAGTGAGAATCACTTTTTCAATAGCTTTATCCATTGCAGAAACCTCCTCTTTGTAATCCTTATAGAATACATCCATGTCAACGTTACCACTAATGCCGGATACTTTTCCTCTACTGGAATACTGCCAGCCTACACCAACAGATGGACGCAATCTTTCCTGTACAGAGCCATTATCACTAGCCGGATAACGAGCAATCCAGCAATCGTACTTTTTCAGGGTGTCTGACAGAACGTTATTATACCAATCAAGATTGCAGTAGATACCGACCTTATAACCGGCTTTTTTGATTCTGGTCAGAAATGCTACTGCAATATTCTCAATCGCCTGTTTTCCAAGGTTTCTCTGCTGACTCCATTCAAGGTCGTAGAAGATTGGAAAGTCCATTCCGCGTCCGCCAAGAACAGAAATTACGCTCTCAGCTTCATCAATTGCCTGTGCCGGTGTCAGAGCGTAACTGTATTTATATCCGCCGACAAGGATTCCATTTGACTTGCATCCTTTGTAGTTATGCTCAAAAGAGGAATCAGTTCCAGATTTTTGATGGATTCTCAATATTGCAAACTTAATTTCAGAATTCGATACTTTCGCCCAGTCTGGCTTGCTCTGATAAGATGATACGTCAATTCCTTTAATTTCCATATTTTCTCCCTTGCACGTATTTTATTTCACTATCCCTGGTTTTGATTCTGTTACTGTCCCGTCCTCATTCAGTACATAGCCATCCTTTTGAAGCCTTTCAATTACCTTCTTATTCCACAACTCGGGAACATCTGTCCATTTTTTCAATTCATTAATAACTCTTTCTTCGTAAAATTTAACCATTATTCTCACCTCTGATTGTTGCAACTAAAGTAGCCAGTTCATCAAGTGCCGAATCATGCGTTGATACAAGTTCAGCCAGACCGTCAATACCATCACCATTAATTAGAATTTTACGATTAGATTCCGCATTAAGCATTTGCATCACCAAGTCAAGTTTTTCAGACATTTCATTCAGTCTGTTTGAAACTCTATTAATTGCTTTATAAATATTTGCAATTTCCTTTTTATCCATATGCACCTCCTGTTCCTAGCCATTCAGCTATAAATAATTCATTAATTTACTAGGATTTTAGAAACATAAGCAAGGGGCGAGGCTCCTTTCTTGACTGGCATTGGCGATGTTCATATCCCCTGTCGTATTCACAACACAGAAGGACTCATTGGCACTGCGGCAAGGCGAACGCTCCCACCAAACCCCAGACACATAAGGATTGCTAGTTCGTGGGCTTTTATACCTGTTTGCGGTCGCATTCTTAAAGTATTGATACTGTGTTCCTTCACCTCCAAAAGAATATGGAAAGCTACCAAAAATTTCGATTTCAGATAGTAAGAACGCATAATCGTTTGAAGTCTTGATTGTACTACTCTGACCTCCCACAGATGTCAGCTTTTTAACCTGTTTCATCATGCTTTGGACATAAGCAGGTAAACATTTCTTGTACACATTATTACACCATGTACGTCTTTCACAACCTTCCCAACCGCCGCTATTCATACCTGAGCTATTCATATAACCACATTCATGAGATGCATCGAGAGAATTGTTATATTCTGTCGTAGTGTCTAAATACAGCAGGCGTTCCGTCTGAATTGTAATAGCGGCTTTGGCCTTGCCATTGATAGCAGTTACCAAGTCGTCATGTTCAATTCCGATGATCACATAAGCATAATCATTTGCTTTATGTGACTCACTCACGCCTGTTGCATCCATAGCATTGTGATGGATGGTTCTCTTGTCGCCAACCGCCCAATATTCGCCAATATTGATTTTACCTGCGTAGTGCGCTTTAATCATCCTTGTTATTTCAGCATCCGTTCCGTCAGCGAATGTGACAATCTTCAATTCCCCTGGTTCACCGAGAAGTCTGTTTCCTGTATCGTAGTTGTATACGCCATCAGTGTTGTATGGGAACAGCACGAAGTAATATTGTTTGTCGCTTGTTAACCCTGTGACTGTATAGCCTGTGGTTTTGTATTTATCTCGAACCGTATTATCAACCACAAGTGTTCCGTCATCTGGATTTGCAGGATAGCCCGTTTCTTTCATTACAAGTTTTGTGCCAGCCCATGTAGAAAATGTTGAGCCACTGATTACCGTGTTTTCAGGGTCTTGCCATTTAATTGTGACAGATGTGTTTGCATTTTCAATTGTTGGGTTGTTTACGGGTTTAGGGGTAACGGTCGCGCCTCCGCCTTTTGCGTGGAGTGTTCCGTCTTCGTCTATGAATGTTGTCTTACCGTCGGGCTTAACCTTGCCAAGAGTTTCAGTTGTAGCAATCGGGACAGTCGCATCACTTCCCCTGTCTCCTTTTGGCCCTTTTATGTTGACTGTTTCGGGATTGGTGATTCCATCTGTGTTGCTCCAGCTTATATTTCCATCGGTGTCCACACTTGGGACGAATGTAGTGCCCTTGTCTCCTTTAGGCCCGGCATCCCCAGCCTCTCCCTTTTCTCCTCGCGGCCCAGTATCTCCTTTTGCGCCCGTATCGCCTTGCGGTCCGGTAATATTTACTGTCTGGGGGTTTTCAAGTCCCCCGTCATTACTCCAACTTATATTTCCTCTGCTGTCTACAACAGGAGTAAAGGTGATTCCTCGCACGCCAGCATCGCCTTGCTCGCCTTTTGGACCAACTGGTCCCTGTGGACCTTGCAGCCCAGTATCGCCTTTTAGACCCTGTATTCCCTGCTCTCCTTTTTCTCCGGGGTCTCCTTTTATGCCCTGCGGTCCCGGGTCGCCCTTTGGCCCTTGCGGACCAACTGGTCCCTGCGGACCTTGCGGCCCTTGAATCCTGCCAGCATTGTTCCAATTTGTGCCGTTAAAAACCCACATTTCTCCATTTATTAAATACGCGTCGTTCTTCTCTGCGCTTAAAGGGAGGTCTGCCTCAGATTCTTTTGTACCAAGGATATTAAGAGGTGTTCCATCATTTCCTTGTTCACCCTTTTCTCCTTGTGGGCCTTGTGGACCTTGTGGACCAACATCTCCTTTTTCACCTTGTGGTCCCTGCGGACCTTGAGGCCCTATAATATTACCAACATTTTCACTATCACCATCTGAAAATGTTATTGTCAAATTTCCATCTGTGCCGATACTGACCGCTGTGATAGAGATACCCCTTAGTGATTCTTTCTGCTCGGGTGTCAGCGATTCAAATGCTACGGTGCCATCCGCACCCTTTTCTCCCGGATCACCTTTATCTCCTTTTTCACCCCTTGGGCCCTGCTGGCCAGCAGGACCCTCTGCGCCTTTCTCTCCTTTATCTCCTTTTTCGCCTTTTGGACCCTGCGGGCCAACAAATTCTCCGGCATTGACCATCTCTGAAATATCCTCAATGGAACACAATCGTCTTACATCATTAGCCGCAAATGCAATGTATAAGGCTTTACCAGATGGAACGGACGGGTCATTGCCAAGAATCGCAACGGGCTCTCCGGGACGAATTTTCGACGTATCAAAATCGGAGTACATACCGCGCCGGAATTGTATTGTGTATGTATTGGCCATATTAGACTCACCTCCTTATGAAAGGAAATTATTTTTTATGTAATTCTTTACGGAGTCAAGATTTTTCTGCACACCGTCATCCATCACAAGGAAATTGCCTTTATTGTTCTGACTGATAATACCTCCTGTGTTTTCGTCTACTTCTGAATAGGTGTATGCAATTCGACTTCCCTCTCCAGTGCTAAGATTCATAAAACTTGTTAAAATTTTCTTCATAATGCTGCCTCCATCTGGTTGATAATATTTGCTCTATCATTAATAAGCTCTGATTCATAATTTGGCTCCGATACCCCTATTTCTTCTGACTCATAATTTGGTTCTGGGATATCTATATCTCTTGCATCTGTATAAGCCGTATCTCCCGGGTCAGTAAATCGCATATGCTCATATTCGGTTTGCTTTGCTTTGATTTCGAACGAAAATTTAAGTCCCGGAGTCCCTTTTACAATAAAATAATTTTGCTCTTTCTCAGCTATCCAGCAGTCGCCATCTCCTTCTTTTTGCAAGAACACATAATATTTTATGCCGACATTTGCAGATTCCTGAAAGATATCATCTATGTCAATCATACAAGTCCCGTCTTCTGATATTACAGATTCACCGATATCTCCAAAGAACGGGGTTGGCATTTCATAGCAGTAAAAGAGCTGTTCATCGTAGTCTACCGTCGAAACTGATCTTGATTTTGTCCCGCTTACTTTCAACCTACCTCTGATAGAAGCATCTGCAAGGTCCGTTCCCGTTCCAACGCTATAAAAATGTCCGCTGGCTTCTACGTGTGTGCCTGCTTTAACTTTGCTTGATGCCGAAACGTTACTCGCTGAAACAGTACTTGCCGAAACACTAGTACCAACCGAGACTGAGCTTGCGTGTACGGTTCCTGCGTAGAGATCAATTCCTCTAATTCGTGTTCCATACAATGTGCCGTACCCCGGCACATATATTCCTGTATTCGTCTCTGCATAGATTTCTCCGGTTGAAGCGTTTAGTATTATTTCCCCGTATATGCCACTTGCTGAAAGTTCTTTATTCCCAATTATCCATCCTGCTAATTCGCCTGTGTTAATATAATCGGCATTTATATACACGTTTCCATTTGATAGATACAGGCCTTTATTACTACTGTTATCGCTTAGCACATTAATAATCTCTTGTTTAGACATCTTTCCTATGTCGAGATTGCCAAGCGCATTGTCTGTATAGCGGTTTGCGCTCGATAGTGCTGCCGAGGCTTTATTTTCGGCAACGCTATATATTGTATCGCCGTTCGTTAATGCAAACGTATTAGGCCTGAGTGTAACATTTCCGTAGTTATCAATCGCAAATGTTGATGTTCCAGAACTGTTTGTAACATTGATGTTCTTCAAGCTAATTAAATCAGCTGAAATCTGGCCGGACTTGATATAGGAAGCATTTATATACAGATGTCCGTTCTGCATATAAATTCCCTCTTGCTTACCGTTATCCGTTAAAGCGTTAAAAACTCTTTCAAAATTGACAATTTTTTCAGCGTCCAGTTCCCGCCAAGCGCCATCAGTCCCAGAAAACATATATACCTGGCTTGTAGAGAAGTTCATGAATATCGAGCCGTCATGCTTTTCATATTCTTCACTTTTCCACTCAGATGCCGGATAATTCTGCAATGTTGGTGTATACGTGCCATAATAGTTCGGGATAGTCACATTACGAGCTGTCTCATCCACAACGTCCTTGGCGATCTGTTCAATAGTTCTACTTTTTAGCGTAAAGTTTTCGACTTCTAACGTGACAGCGCCTGTGTTGGCATCTATTCTTAATGTCGTATTCCCATTATTGTCTTTTGCTGTAAAACCTCTCGTGTTAATCCATTCTGATTGAATACCGATGGCATAGAGAATATTCAGAACGGCATCTCCATTACTATCAAAGCCGGCTTTCCATGTCTGACCGCCGTCTACTGACAAGAAGAATCCATCAGCACTTGTTTTATAAATTACTTTAGAATCAGCAAGTGTAGGCTTATCATGCCGGTACGTAATTACGGAACCATCTTCTTGTGCTTCCTCTGTATAGAAGAAACCCAGCGTGTTCGCTGCAAGTTCATTCATCTGTTTGAACTTTACGTCATATGCAGATAGCTTTTTCTCTATGTCTTTTTTTGCTTGTTCTACCACTGCCTGCTGTCCACCAATAAACTCGCTTGCATCTTCTTCAGCACTCTTTGCGCTACAGCTCCATGATGTTGAGCCACCAAACACAAATTCTACATTAGTTGCAAATGATCTAAAAACACGATTCTTTGTGTCAATAAATTCGACTGGATCGCCGAAAGTGGCGTATCCGTTGGCAATTCCGTCACATGAGAAAGGACGCATTCGCAAACCGATTAATTGATTTCCAATAGCTTCGACTCCTGCCTGTGCATTGCCCGACAATAGCTGATTGTCAATAGTAATCACATAGCCGTCCTGGCCTGACATATATTCGGTCTCATCTTCTACATATTTGACACCTGTTACAATAACATCGTCTACGTCATATTGTAGATTCTGAATTGAAAATAACGCGTGATAATCGTTATTGCTTAACGTACCACCATCAATCACAGTCCCCATTGTCCATGGATTAAGCGTGCCGCCATCCAGATCATCACCATTTGTCCAGTTCTTTACTGCTCCACCATCGTAAATAGTCGTATTGGTAAATGTCTTATCAAACGTAATAATCCTGAGTAAGTCATTTTCGTCGATTCTTGCATTTCCACCGGCTATCCCGGCACACATTCCGATTATTGTACGGTATGTCGCATTAGATGGCGCTTTCTGAATCTGAAAATCCGCATTTGGAAACACTGCATCTCCAAGAGTGATTCCACATTGCTGACAGCATTCCGAGAGCAGTTCCTTGACCGTACAAGGAAAAGACAGATTAGAATCATATGCCTTGTCAGCGTTATGCATTTTATCTAAGAGAGAAAGACTTATTTCGCTTGCTGTTGCGGGCTTTTTCGATACAATGTAAGTACCTCTCTTTATAGTTTCTATCCTGTCGGATAACTGCACATTGAGAAAGATAACAAACCTTGCAGCGTTAAAATTATATCCGTCAAAACGCCCATCATCGTTTACTAATGATAAACTTGCCGTTTTTACGATTGCCACACCCACCGGAAAGTCCCCAGAGTCTGCTGAATCTACGAGACTATTTCCAGACAGATAAAAGTCTTTTTTGCCTAGCTTAAGAGTTGTGCCATTTGACAATGTAACATTTGCTGTCACGTAATAATTTCTGTTTGTAAGTGATTCTTTCTTTAACTGAGTAGATACATTTATCAAATCGGCTCAATCCTCCTTACATTGATAGACAAATCTGTCCACTTTTCTTCCCCATCTTTCAGAGTTTGCGCAGCCATGTTGAAATTTGATGCGTAGAATGTTCTGTCTATCCATCTTCCCGGAACAGTTGGGTCTTTATGGTGGAATGTGAATTGACTTTTGTTAAGTACAGTATTTAGTATGGTTGCTATTTCAGCCCATGTAAGCTCGCCCCATTGCATGTCATACCCGCCAATTGTTCCCATTGGTGTATTGTGCATAATTAAATCCTGACTTCTTTTAGAGTCTTCCGTAGAAGTGGTTGCGAACACCGGTTTGTAACTGTCCGGTGCTCTTATAACAACGTTGTCTATTTTGAATTGTTCCTGTGCCATATTTTTTCCTCTATGCTAACTCAAATGGATTCTTCCCATTCCGGTTTCTTCTCATTTCAGCTTCACTAATAATAATATCTAACAGTTTTCTGCCAGATGCATTAACTGTAACATTGTAGGTATTTCCGTCTCCCTGTCCTTTTCCTGATTCTTCCCGGACGATCTGACGCAACAGGCTTTCCGGTGCTTCCAGGTTATTGCCTTTCTTCTGATCGCCTAATACCGCAAGGAATTCTGACCTTGGTGGAATAACTGCACCACTGGCCAGATATGGGATAGTTCCGATACGTGGAAATGTTGCATGAAATCCAATAGTCTTTGAGCCAAACGGTGTTGGAACAGTCCAAGGCCCAAAGGAAAATGCAGATTCAATTCCACCAATTGCATTATTAATCATCCCAACTGCATTATTAACAATGCTGATTGCCTGATTAATCGGAGCTTTAATGAAATTAACAATACCTTCAAATGCAGATCTGACTGCATCTCTGGCGGCATTAAACTTATTAGTGATAGCATTTTTTATCGCTTCTACTTTATTAGACACGAACGTAGCTACGTTTTCCCATGTTTTTGATGTCTCGTTCTTTACGCTGTCCCATACGCCTACGACTTTAGTTTTAATTGCATTAAATACTGTGCTGGCTGTGGATTTAAGAGAGTTCCAAAGGCCAGAAAGTGTCTTTTTGATTGCGTTCCAGATTGTTGAAGTCAATGCTTTAATCGCATTCCAAGCAGTGCCGATGATACTCTTTATTATACTCAACGCGCCTTTTGTTACGGTTTTAATTACCTCCCACGCACCTGACACAACATCTTTGATAAAACTCCATGCTCCATCCGCAATCTCTTTTATTCCCTGCCAAGCCAGTTCCCAGTCTCCCGTGAAAACGCCGACAAGAAAATCAATGATTCCGCTCAGCGTGTCTGTTACATCACCAATAATTTTAATTAATGATTCCAAGACTTTTATTGCTGTGGTTCCTACAACGTCAATTATCTTTGCCACAACCGGAAGCAAATTTGCGATTATCCAGTTAATCAAAGGCACTAACACTGACTCCCACAGAAGTTTCAGAGAATCAATGAGTTTTCCGAGGAATGTTTCTATCTTTAAAATCGCATCCCCTAACGGTCCCTCTAATAGCCCCTTGAACTGTTCTGCCAGTCCTTGCAAAACAGGAAGAACGTACGTGTTATATCCAGTTATCAGAGTTCCAAATATGCTTGACAGTCCATTTGCTATAGAATCAAAGAACGGCTTTACGTGTTCATCGTATAACCTTGATATTGCGTCGCTAAGGTTTTGAACAACTATTAAGACGCCGCTTGTTACGGTTTCTATTGCTCCGAGATTACCCTCGATTGCTGACTTTAAAATGTCCTTGTTGTCGATAAAAGGCTGCGCAATCATGTTAAGGATGTCTCTGCCAAGTTTTGCAGCCGTTTCCGTAAGAACCATTCCGATTTCAGCAAAGATTCCGATTAAATCTGCTGTGATCTGTTGCGCAGTTTCTCCACCGAAAACTGAGAAAACATCAGCGAAAGCAACTGCAAGATTTCCACCTATTTGTGCAATTTCAGAGCCGATATTGAACATATCTATCAGATAGTTCTTTATTCTTTGCGTGTTCTGCTTTAAAAACTTCTCGATTCCGCCTATAATGTTTTGCGCAATTGTTAATCCGATTCTGGCAAATGAGCCGGCAACTTGTCCAATTGCATATGCGAATGAATCGAAAAAATTATTTGCTGCTTTAGCAACTTCTGAATCAGTGAAGATATCCTTTAAAGATTTCCATATGGAATCGAGATCCTTTTTTATTCCGTCAAGAATTGGTTCGTAATCTCCTAATCCATCCCAGAATCCTTTTGCGATTAACTTAGCCAACTGTTTAAATCTGTCGATTATCTTTTTTAGCGGTTTTGACATTTTATCAAGAACTGTCTCACCCTCTGCCAATTTTCCATAGTCAACATTTTGTACAGCATCTTTCATCTGATCTGCAAGTCCGCCGGTTGCGCCCGGTACTTTTGACGATGAATCTGTGCTTTTATCCGTTGAGTAATTATTTATTTCGTCAAGAGGACTAAGATATCCTTTTGCCGCCTTAGTAGCTTTCTTAGTTGCATCTGCTGTATCATTTGTCGCATCTGCCAGCTTTTCGGCATTGTTGGCAGCATCTCCATATTGGTCTGCCGTATCAGCTATTGCATCTGTCCCGGCAAGGCCTGCACCACTTGTGCCTGTCTGGCCAGATGATTTCTTTCCGGTGATTAACTCCGTAAATGACTTGAAAGCATTTGCCAGAGTTGCCAGTTTGCCCAGCAAAATATTAATAACTCTCAAAACAGGAGTGAAGAGATTGATTAATCCCTGTCCAACTGTCGCCTTGAGAGATTGCAGCTGTAACTGCATTACTCTTACCTGGTTCGCCCAGCTGTCTGAAGTACGGATAAAGTCACCAGATGCGGCAGACAACTGTTTCTGTACAAAAGCCAAGCGGAGAGCCACTTTCTCCTGTTCAGTCATGGCGGATGTGGTTTTACCATAGCCATTTGCCAGCGCGAACTGGTCAAGCGCCGACTGGGTCATTACCACACCGAGGTCCTTGAGTGTTTCCGTTTCACCTGTAAACACTGATTTCAGTTTGATATAGGCTAAGTCCTGACTGATATTATAAAATGATGCCACATCGCCAGTTAACTGTGTCAGAGCCGTTGACATGTCGTAAGCCTGCGCTTCTGAGAATCCGAACGACTTAGACATTGCTCCGAACGTTCCGACATACTGTTTCGCCATTGTTTCAGATAATCCGGCCGAGGTCATGGCATTCTTTGCAAATTCATTGACCTTATCCGACATTGTGGTAAATGTAACATCAACCACGTTCTGTACTTCTGCCAGATTAGAACCAAGTTCTACGCACTCTTTCCCAAACTGAGCCAGTTTCCCAATTGAGAATGCTCCGCCAATCAGTATGCCTATTTTTTTTACTACGCTGCCAAGTCCGTTAAAAGACTGCCTGATTGCTGATACGCCGTTTTGTACACCTGATGTGTCCATTCTGGTATCAATAATGACCGAGCCATCAGCAGCCATGTGTCCACCTCCTAACTATTTGAGGTTCAACATCTCATTCAGCTTATCTTTATAAGCTTGCTCCTCGTCGCTGAGACGTGTTTTTATGTCAATTGTGTTTTTATTCTCTTGATAGAATTTCTTTTCCCATTTATCGAGTTTTTCACCCTTTGCTTTTTTTGACCGGATTCCAACTACGGTGTTGAACAGGCACTCGCCAGATTCCATAAAGTATCCAAAAAACGTCCACCAGTGCATATAAGGTACTGATCTGATTTCTTTACCAGCAACCTTGTTCACAGCCGGAACGATCATATCTCCATCCTGTTCCCAGTCCATCAAACGGGGTTTGGGCTTGTTCGGGCTATCATCGAATTGACCACAATCAATAAACTCGCAAGCTTTCTGACAGGCTTCTGTAAGATGTTCCAGGGGTATGCTTTGCCAGTCCTCAAACAAAATCTGTAACATAACAACAGCTTTCGCCTGTTCGTCCAATTCTGGGTCATTCATGGCAACCAGAATATCAATAATTACTCGAAAATCCGTTCTGATAGAAAAATCCACCCCACTGATATTTAGTGAGGTGGGCAACTCATAGGCGGTCATTTTGTATACTTCTCCGTGTACTTATTGACTACTTCCTGCATTTTTTTCTTTCTCTTTTCAATTTCCGGAGTAAGTGCTTCATTGATTTTGTCAAGGACGATATAAGCGAATACCTGACCATTTCCAAAAACAGTTGTTGCGGTAATTGGTTCTTTAAATAAATCCTTAGATGCTTCGTATCCGAGCATATAATTGATTTTGTCCTCAATCTGCTTATTAATCTCCGCCATCTCTTTACTAGAAGAAACATTTTTAACAGATTCCTGAGCCTGCTCAAAGAAAGTTTCCAATTCTTCCGCTCTTGCCGCAATGTTGATGTCGGTGGGGTTCAGTTTGAATGAAGAGAACACTTCACCCTGTTTGTTCGTGAATGTGAAAAGAAGAAATCCATCATCAATGTTTGTGTTAATTGTTTTTGCCATTTTCTATATCCTCCTAAAAAAAATTATTCGCTGTCAGCTGTAAATGTTCCTGAAGTAATGTCGAATTTTCCTTTGACACGTTCTCCAACGTAGTTCACTGTAAATGGAATCTGATAACCGGATGTATCGCCGCCGTAGGATGTTGGCACAACATGGCAATCCTGCTTGTATGCTTCGTATTTACCGGCTGTTGCTTCTTTCCAGAGATGTACTTCAACTACACTTGTTTTCAAATTATCGTCTTTAAGACGTTCGTCTACAATCTGCTGAAGCTTTTCGAACAGACCTGATGTAGTATCTGCATAGAACGGATCAGCGTCAGAAGAAGCTTCGTAGCCATTGTGTTTAAATGTGGATTCTCCAAGAATGTTTTTAGATGTTTCAGTGTCTGGATTGAGTTCTACATTGTACTCTTCCAGGTCTTTTCCAAGACGCTCATATTTCGGCGTCAGTCCTCCGCAGAGGGAGCCTGCGTCGATATAATGAGCCATATATTTACGGTCAATTTTTCCTGTAACTGGCATAGAAATGTCCTTTCTGCCTATAACTTTAAAAGGCTGTGTAGGTTAGCGACTATCTCCAATTGATAGCCGGTTGTTACTTGTTATATTGCTTCGTAAGTATTTTCGTAGCGCACCGACAATGGTAACAACCAGTCCTGTACGCCGCTCTCCTGCGGTTCTAAACCATAGGAGTTGTCACGTGTGATACGTTTTATCACTCGCCCCTGTGAAAGCTCTGGAAACACATTTAAACGCGTCTCAGAGCCATTTATAATAACTGGTTCCCGGCATATCCATTTACCGAGATTGTCAAGGAACTTCTGAACAGATAGTTTCTGCCTTTCTTTGTCAGATGCTGTACGATATACCACGTAAAATGGGTACTGACATACCTGATGCATCGTTCCGCAAACGTCTTCTTTCTCTGAATAGATCAACGCCCCGTTGTCTGCCGAGAACGCAATTCCTGATTCTTTGCCGAGTTCTTCAAACTTGATTGTTTCATTTTCGTATAACCCTGGATACTGGTTTAGAAGTGCTTTCATGGCATCTGTCAGAATCTCATATCCAGTTGCATCTTTTCCGATAGGTTTATCCGCCATGTCTGCCACCTCCTGCCTGTGCTTTTACTTTGCGAACCCATGTGTCACCATATTGCCGTTTAGCGGCATCAAACCACTTTGCCTGTGCCCGTGGGTGAGCCTGTTTGGTGTATTCAAGATTTTCCTTTGCGGCTGTCCGACCAGAAAACTGACTAACGAGAACTTTCTTTGCTCCACGTCTTGCGTAGGGACTTCCAGTTGCTTCATCAACCATTCCTTTCCCCTCGTACAGAAAACGTCCATAAGGAGCCACCGCCGCGCATACTTTCCCAGTTCCTTGTAAGGATGTACTCTCAACTCTTGTTCGGTTGATAAAGTCCCCTGTAATCATCGGCATAAACGGCACCATACTGTCCATAACCATTCCATCAAGGAGATACTGGGCTTCTTGATACTGCCTTGAGAACCTGTCCATATTCAGTTTGATTTTCATATCTCCATCGACTATGGAGAATCCTTTGAAATGATGAATTTTACTCATATCACTTACCCAAAATCTCAAAGTGTGGAATCAGTGTGTACGGACCGCCTACACTGGTAACCTTAAACACGTTATCCTTGTTCTCGTTCATGTACTGGTAGAATCCGTTTCGATAATCACCATCAGTTACTACTCCACCAGTCCATTCACCCTCCCAAAAGAATGATTCGTCCGAGAATGTGATAGTATCTTCCAGAGCATTGTTAATCTGCCTTTTCCACTCCTTCGAAGGCACCCATGGGAGAATCTTGCCATCTTTATCGGTAATGGTTATATCGCCGTTCTGAACAGCATAACGAACGTGCAACTGTGCGTTGTCAGTTGCGTCTGGTCCGTACTTTTTAAGGATTGCTCCCTTGTCCGTAATGAGATCAACGCCGGATAGCACGTGAGGATACCAGTACGCATCTCCTGTCGTGGCTGATTCGTAATAGTCAAAAATCGTCACCGTTTTTTCGTACATGATACCCTCTCCTTAATATTATTCTTTCTGCGTTGTCTGCTTAATAATCTGATTCACGCCAGTAGCCGATAATCCGTTAAACATACCGACCGCAACCGCTGTGATATAATCCGTTGCCGGGAAGTCCGGGATAACTCCCATCCCGACAGCTCCGAGAATGCCACCAATAACCGCCATGATCACTGGAATCCATTCATCAGAGATTCTTTTTGATGCTTTACAGCCCATTCCTACGATGTAGCAAATCATAACGATTGCTATACATGAGCCTAATGTTGAAATGTCCATAGCTTAGTCCTCCAGATTCACATTTTCCATAACTGCCCTTGCTTCCAGAACTGCAATATAATCCGTCATTGCTCTTACCTGCATATTGTAAGTACTTCTCGGACAAGTAGGAGTAAATGGGAGTTCTCCTTTATCTCATTTTTCAAGCATATTCGCAAGTTTCTTATATCGAATAACCACCTGCATATACTCTGCCTTAAAGCGTTCCTTGTAATCTGCACTATTCATCATTTCAACAGTCTGTTTTAATTCCATCATTTCTATCGCACTCCTGCATACAATATTGGTATTCCATCATCCGTCCTTACTCCCATCAGAAGCGGCAAAGCTGTCTTAAGAAACAAGTCGTTCGTTTTCTGTGCATCTCCGGCGGCGGCATATACCGCACTCCATTCCTTTGCACTCGCTCCAATCTGCTGAGGTGTGGCGTAGGAAATGGATTCACTGCCGGAGGATACAGAGGTTACTGCACCGGCTTTGATGTTCCCGACATTTGTGTCGGTAAGATTTGTCGAAGCCTGATTGATTGCGTTCTTCTCAGCAAGTTCAATCTGATACATTAATTCAGCTAATGAACAAACTGCCTTTTTGATGCGCTTCTGTGAGCGTTCATTTGTTAGCAGCCCATCCACCAGTCTATCAAACGTCATTGTGTCCACAAAATCACTGGCTCTTTCTGCCAGTCGTGGAAAGTCAGCTTCTGGCACGACATTGCCGAATGATTCTGTATAGAATTTATAATCTGCGTAAGCCATGCCAGTTACCTCCTGTGTTTATGATTTTGCTGTTACGCTCGCACTTCCGGCATTCAGTGCCTTGTATGTTCCATCGCACTCAACTACTGTGATCTTCTGTCCGGTTGCCGCCTTGATGCCAGCTTTTCCGTCCCAAGAAGTCCAGTTCCTGAGGTTCTGTCCATATCCAACAGTTACTGCGTCTGTTGCAACTTTGTATTTGTATACGTTGTTGGAGTTTTCCTTAGCCGGATTTACAGTGATTTTTGTATCACCAGCTACTGTTCCTGCCGCAGATGTTACTGTCAGAGTGCCAAGCGTTGGTGTCTCATCAATGGTGATTACTGCGATTGCGTCAATGTACTCCGCAAAAAGAGTAAGTCCCATAACTGCGAACGCTTCGGACACTGCTGTGTGATAGTTGCCCTGAGTGTGGAATCCGATCAGGTTTGTCTCGCCAGATACGGTATACACCAGACCTGCTCTTGCAAAGTCAGATTCGTTCGGGTCAACATAGTAAAGTACGATGTTCTCGACAGGGGTAGCAATAACCTGTCCTCTCGGGATTTCGCTGTCGGATAACAGGAAGATAGTATTGAATCCCATGAAATCTTTCATGTACTGGAAGCCGAACTGGTTCTGAATAGTGATCTCAGCCGCTCCAAGATATTCATATACGTCCAGAATGTTCACAAATCCAACAACGCCAGTCACATTTCTGTGCATCTGTTTGAATTTGTTTTCTACACGGCCTTTAGCCATTGCCAGAGCCATCTGGAATGTTGTTTCTGTGGAAGTAAGCGTACCGGTTTTCAGATAGTCGTAAAATCTGCCGGTAACATCAGTCTGAAGTTGGAAAAGGAATTCATCATCAGTCATCTGAACGGCGTTCTCATAACCATGGTCCTTAATTGCTTCGATAGATACAGCCTTTGCGTACTTCTCGATAGTCATTTCTGCATAGGTCTTTTCTTTTACAGTAAACTTGCTGTAAGGGATTTCCTCACCCTCACCAACATTCCCACTCTGTAAAGTACCCTCTGCGTACTTAGATTTCAGTACAGCACCCGGCTGTTTTTTGATAGGTCTCATGATACCCAGAATCTCACGCAAGTGTTCCCAGTTTCTTTCAAATCTGGTAACGAAGTCAATCTCACGTGCTGTGACCTGAATATCATTACTCATAATAAGATTAGCTTTTGCTGCCATATAAAAATCCTTTCTACCCATAATTGTTAAGGTATTGGGTTAGCGGCTATACCCTGATGTATAGTCGGTGTAAAAAATCACTGGAATAACTGGATGTTCTGAGCAATTGCAGCCTGTCTTTCGGACGGGTCTTTGATTGCTTCGATATCTTTTCTAGTCATGCTTCCCGGTGTCTGCTGCTGTCCAATCCGCGGTGCTGCAAATCTTGCCTGATTCTGCTGAGCCTGCTGCTGAGATTCATCCACAAAAGCGGATGCGTCAGACTGCTTCATCTGTTCGATCAGGTCATTTAATCCGAGAATTTTACCGTCTTTCAGTTTTAATCCGGCTTCTTTAATGTCTGCCATAACAGACTTCTTTGCAGCTTCACTGGAAAACTTAACATCGTCGAGTGCCGCTTTGAGTGCATCTGAGAAATCACGGTCGTAGATTTTTGCATTGAATTCTTTCTCTGCATCTGCCGCTTTCTGTTTCCAAGTCTCTAACTCGCTTTTGACATTTGCCGGGTCGATACCGTCAAATCCTTTTAAAGTTTCTTCTGCTGTTTCAGCACGTTCTTTCCAGTCGTCACGTTCACCCTCGACTTTTGTCAGGGTTTTCGCTACTTCTTTTGCATTCTTGTAATTCTCAGAGAGTGCTTTCTTTACATCTGCCTGTTTATCCTCCGGGATTTCAATTCCAAATGATTTTAAAGTGTCAATAAGTTTCTGCATAACATCCTCCTGGTCGTGTTTATTGACCTGCCGCCGCAGGTAAATGGATTAAGCCAGTTAGACCACTGGCAAGGTAATCGGAAAGGCAGGAATCGAACCTACGGCACATAGCTTATAAGGCTACTGCTCTACCACTGAGCTACATTCCATGCCGCCTATAACGGCCAACCCTCTAAAAAGAAACTGGGGTGAATTTCACTTCTTTCGCTATAGCGTAAATCCACCTGAGACATAGACCACCTGTATACAAACAGCTTAACTCTAAGCGGATTAAAGCGGAGCGCCCGGAATCGAACCGGAGACCAGAGTGCGACTCTGTCAGTTTTCCACTAGCGTACATTCCACATAACCCGGATTCCCGGGTTAGCAAGGTGTTTAACGTGTCATGCCTGCCACGAGTTGTTTCGGATATTTATTTCTTTTTTAAAAGAAAAGTATGAATAACAAAAACCTTAATCAAGAAGGTGAGCCATCTTGCGTGCCAGATGGTAAATACGCACGACAGGATTCGAACCTGTTCAACTTTCCGTTAAAGCGTGCGTACCAGCTACTAAATTAAAGGAAGGAGGATTAAAACGAAAATGTCAAAAACAACCGTTTTACTTGTGCTTCCTGCTGCACAATTACATTATAACAGATTTCTTTTAACTACCTCTCTACCACTTTTGTGTTTTTAGAGCATATCACGGAGTTTTTCTACGTATCTCTTGACAAGATCACGTTCTTCCCGGCACTCTGCATCCTTGGACATATCACTCATTTCTGTTGTAAGTTCGTCCAGATGTTCTTCCAATGCGGCGAGCATCTTTCTTTTGCAGTCTTCAGACTTGCCGGAACGATAGCTCTGTTTCTGTGTCATATAGTCGTCATAAGTATCTCGTCCGTCAGAGCGGCTGTAATGTCCTCTAACATAATGCTCACCACGTCTGGCATAAGAACTGCCTCGGTCATAATCCGGCATCATTCTGCCGTCATTTGCGCTGTATCTCCCCATGCTGTCGCGCTTTCTTCCGCGTTCGCTGTAATCGTCATTGTATCCGCCACGCATCTCATCAAGGACAGTGTTATAGTACTCCACTTTCTTGTCCCAGTACTGCGTGTTCTTTATGTCTTTGTACATATCAATCAGTTTGTATGTCATTTCCAGATTTCCGGTGGTCAGTCCACTGTCAGCGATTTTGGACAGCTCGTCTTCGATTCTTGCACATAAATCCTTAATGTCTCTCATAATCACACCTCCTACGCTTCTCTGGTTACGACAATGTTTGCGTTCGCAACAGAAATAGCCTGATCGCTTGTGTTTTCTACCGCGATATTAACGCAGCATCCGCGAGGCACATCAATATAGATGCCAGAGGACACATTATTGTACTGATTTACTGCTGCCGGTGTGGAAATCATCTGGGAAGAAAGAACCGGCTCACCAGAGATTGCAATTGCCAGAGAAATAGCTCCGACAGTACCGCCTGTTGGAATTGCGATATTACCAGAAAAATCCACGAAGAATCTCGCTTTACACTGATTAGTCAGTCCTCTCAGAGTGATGATTCCACTTCCCTCTCTGTGCTGAATGCAGTTAGAACCTTTAACTGCTGTGTTTGAAAATACTACGTTTCCATTTGCTGCTACAGTCTGAGCAGCCACATTTGTAAATTCTGCCATAAAAATACTCCTTTCATATCACAAAAGGACAGGTCTCAGCCTGCCCCTCTGTGTAATAACGGCATAAGCCGACATCCGAAATCAATCGAAAGATACTCTCGATATGAAGTTATCAGCAATTGCATCCGGTGTTGCATCCGCATCCACATCCGTAATATGTGTTCGGGTTAGGAACCTGATATGCCGGAATCGGTGCTGGATTGATTGCATTAATGAGCTGCTGTGTCTGAGAAGCCATTGCAGTTGTGAGAAGTGCGCTCTGGCGATCCTGAGATGCAGCACGTCTGAGATCATTATTCTCAGCCTGCAGACTAGAAATCTTTTCATTGCAAAGATAGTCAAGAATGGCTCTTGTTCCTGCATTCTGACTGTCAATAATGTCTCTTGTGTTACTGTTCATTGTGTTCTGCAATGCGCAGGTATTCTGTGCCATATTGTAGTTTACGCCCTGGATTGCTTCTCTGGTCTCACAACAGCAATTCGCAAGCTGTGCCTGTAAAGCATTTGTATTCTGCATATTCGCTACAGTATCAGCATTGATCGCCTGCTGGATTCCAAAGCCGGTCTGCATGATGTTGGTGTTGATTCCGTTAAATCCAGTAAGCATACTGTTATTCATGGCATAGAATCCATCACAGAGACCGTTGTTGATTCCGTCAAGTTTGCTGATTACTGCGGAGTTATCGAATCCTCTCTGAATGTCTGCCTGAGTAGCTGCTGTGGCTGCGTATCCGCCGCCATTGCCATTATTACCCCATCCGTTATTGCCCCATCCGAAGAAAGCAAAAATGAATAAAACAATAATCCACCAGCTACCATCTCCACCAAACATGCCGTCATTATTTCTACCGTTTCCAGTAGCGGCGGTTCCGGCGGATTCTTTGAGTTCCGCGGCGAAACTCTACGGGAAGCAGCCGATAATCTTATCACTGTATTTGCGGATGTATTTTCCGGAAGTGGTGTTAAGGTCATTGAATATCCGGAACATGTTATTATCGAAGAGCATGTATACGAATACGCAAACTGTGCAGAAAAGCATATAACACTTGTTCTCCCCTGTAAGTGTTCAAAATACCAACATGGTGTTGGAGATGTAACCTTTGACAATAATATTCGTATTATTTTGCAGGAACAAAAAATGCAAGTAGCTGAAATGCGCGCATTGCTTGACCAATCACGTTCAGAGTTCTCGAAGCAGTACAACATACCGGTTAGAACGCTCGAAAACTGGGAATCCGGAAAAAGCAAATGTCCGGATTATGTGAGACAGTTGTTAGAGCGAGCTGTCTTGGAAGATTGCGAAGTGAAATAGGAGGCGTGTAAAATGATTAAGAGAGTAAAACTTGAAACCATTTACAAAATGGCTAAAGAAGATAACGAGAAAATAAAAGAACGTAAACTTTTCCCGGACGGATGGGATGAAAAAGTCTACGATTATTATAACAAATTGTCGAAAGAATCTTCCGACGTTGAAATGTTCATGGAATTTCTGGGCGGTGAAGATTCGCCGCTAGAAATGGCGTACGCATACAGGAGAAGCATGTATATCATGCTGTACACAATGAATGCAACAGATACGATAGCATTTGTGGATGGCGAATATGATATATTCTACATCGTATCAAAAGACGGCGACGATTATAACAGCTGGGAGTGGTGTTTCACAAACAATATTGACCCGATCAAATACAGGGGTGACGACGGAGACGAACCGGTCCCGGAATGGCTCATAAAAAAATACGAAGAACAAATAAAATCAGAATAAAAATAAGCCCCTGAGAGATAATCCCGGGGGCTTTATTGTCGTCTTAACACACTTTAATTATTTTATTATTTACCCGGCGGCTTAACCGTTTCGCCGTGGATATACTCACATTCATCTGTTCAGCGCAGTATTCGAGCGTATATTCCTTACATCTCAGCCGGAACAGTCTTTCTTCGTCCGGTGTAAAATTACACTCTATCAAGAATCTGTCTATATCTTTCTTAGTGAACACATATAATTTCATGAGCATACCCCTTACTAATGCTAACGCTGATTCTGTGCAAGATAATTTGTAAGCTTCTGTTTTGTTTTTTTTAATTCCTCGACGTTATTCCCACTAATCTGACTATCCAACATGGTCGACAGCACTTCCAAAATCAATGAATCACGTTCTGCGATCCTCTGAAGACTCTCGTAATCTCGCTTGTCATGTTCTTCCAGTGTCTCTACTCGCTCATTAAGTCGAAATGCCGGAGTAATCCATTTAAAGATCACAGCTGCTGCCCCTCCGACAATGGACACCCCTCCGCAGATAGAGAGGAAAATCTGTACAAATTCTGATATGCTCATTTATTCTCCTTTTCCCAGTAATATACCGGGATCTCATTTCCGGAATCCCATGTATCGAAATATTTGCCATCCTGCACTGTCACCACATGACCATCTATACAGAGAATGTATGTGCCTGTTGGATGATCTGCGCAAAAGTCATTGACTGTATAAATATATCGCTCCGACTGCTCAATCAGTTTGCGCCTGTATCCATGCTTATAGAGGTACGCTCCCCAGACATAATTTGCACTCGGCATATCTGACAGAGCGCACGCCTGTATCATTAATCCGGTGAATACTGTTTCCCAGTCAAAACCGGTTGCCTTACATATTGCCCGGACAGCGCAATCTCCTACTCGATTCCCGGCAGGATTCGGATTGTAATACTCCCATCTATCCATCAGTCAATCCCCTTTGCTGTTTTATATCTCTTTGCCGCTCCTCTGGCTTTTGCGGCGTTCTGGCGGTTCCACTTAGCAATCATAAGCCGGTCTTGTAGTTCCCTCAGGTCATTCCGTTTGCAATAATCTTTGTATGCAGCATTTTGTTTCTGCAAAAGATAAGACTTCCGGTCAAGGTCTTGTTGGAGCGCAAATCTTGTCTGTTCGTCCTTACAGTTATCAACCGCCGCTTGCATTCCGAGAACTTCTCTCTTTGTCTTTCTGATTCTCCGTTCATAAGTACGTTGCCGCTGTTCCTTTTCGTACTGTTTGCCTTTGTCAGCTTTATCCTGTGCTGATAGTTCTACATAAGGGTTAAATTCCCCGTCACTGGCTCCAAAACTATGCCGACAGTTGACCCCTGATAGTCCACTTGCCGTTCCATATCCGGTCAATGAGAAAGGTGGAAATTTCTTACTCTTGCCAGAACGAGAGTATATCTTGCCTTGCCACCATGAGTGATTTCCCGGATTCTCACCGCCGTCACCCGTTCTAGCTCCTATGTGCGCACTGACCAGAACTAAATCCCAGTCCATTTCTTCCATGCGTTTTAGGGATATATCTCCCGTAGCCTGCGCCACGCCAGTTCTAACAGAACGTGCAACTGCGGTTTCGATGGTGTCTTTTCTGCCAGATGGATATGTGACAGTGACGCCATCTGATACAACGTTATTGACTGCCTCTTTGATGGCTTGCGTATACCCAACTGCTCCAGTCATTACATGATTATAGGCAAGGTCGCATTGTTCGATATAGAGTCTCTGGGCGGCACTTGCGGTTGTTCTCGTGAAGTTCTTCCACTCGCCCATGGTTGCAAGCATATTCCGCTCCATGAGCCTTATCATAGATGGTGACTGTTCGAGCGGTACAGGGCTTAATCCCGCCGCCTTATATACCTTATCATCATAGTTCATTGCAGTGATTCCGGCATCTTCAAACGCTTCAAGAAGCTCCTGCTGTTCACGTTTGGTGTATTTGGATAGTTCCGCTAGAATGTCTTCTAGTAATTCACCAGATTCCTGTAGTGTTCTGTTTCTCCATACATCAGCGTTGGTCAGAATATAATCCTCGCCTCTGTCGATTCTTGCCATCATCCTTGACACGATCTCAGAGATGATATACTGATGCAGTTCTTCAGCAATTTGTTCGCTACCCTCTGTTATCCGGCGTAAATATTCTGGACTAAGCATAGTATATCACCTCTTTCGATAAATGTTGTGGTACATGTTTTGTTTTTTTTACTGGTTAACTAAAGCCCCATTTAGTTAATTAGTAATATCAGACATTATGGCAGAATAATTTTTAAAATCAAAAAAACCTATATACTTAATTTTTGTTATCGTGCTTGAACTCATCGCGTTATTTAATACAGCCCATGACGAAAGTGATGCATCATCAGCCCCTATTAAAGTAAGAACTTGGTTATTTTCAAGATTTCCGATACTTTTAGTTTTATTTATATTGCCTTGTTGATCAACTAACGTAAGAATTGTTTGTGTTTGCTCAGTATAGGCGGTGTTTGAAGATAAAACCACCACGCAAAAAAGTTTCTGTTTTTCTTTCAATGCGAACCTAGGTCCGCTATATTTAACATTTCCACTGTTTTTAAAAGCGTACATAGCATCGTTATATTCATTGGATATATCAGAACACTCAACATAATTGATTGCTGTCGGTTTTTTTACACTGTATTTTTCTTCCAGAGTCAAAATTTTATCAATATTGTAACTAACAATATCGTTTTTTAACACCGTTATGTTATTTTTCGCTCCATCATCCTGCAATGCGACTTTCAATGATGATAATATCAATGAATTGGTATTACAATTGCTATTTAAACTTATGATATCGTCCTTAGACGATTCATTAACGCTAGAACCATACTTTGATGAAATTAAATTGATAATATTTCCGCTACAATTTACAAATTCAGCAAGTACGATTGATGCGTCGTCCGTAATGTGCGTTCTTATCCCATCTAAGTTAATGTTTAATATATTATTATTAAAATCCTCGAATATCGCACATTTGTTAAATATATCTTGGATCTCTACATTCGATATAGTATTCCTATTACCTTTAAAATAACAAGAAGAATCAGAATTTTTCCCGCATGACAATATCTTTATATTATCAATTCTGTTATTACCGGATGAAATATATAAACCCTCTTTTTGGCAACCGTTTATATAAAAAGTGTTAAAAGTGTTGTCACTTCTTCCAATATAAACGCCAATTCCTTTAAAATAACTAACAATTATATTTTGATAATTATTTATCCATCCATTTATCTTTATACCGTTATAACCGCTCTCTATATCCAAGTTGTATAATTTGACATTATGTAAATCACTTGATATATTGATAAGCCAGTTATCTTTAACATTTACATCATCTTGTATGTTATATCCCTTTATTATTAAATCATGTATGGATGTGTTACTGCTACCCTCCGAAAAATTAAATCCATCTCCAGATTCAAAATAAATAACGCTTTTACCATTTCCGACTATTTCTATTCCATTCTTTGGAATAATTGATTTCTGAACATAGCAATCAACATCCACTACTATTTTTTTTACATCCTTTTTTAACAGTTCATCTATAATAGTCGTGACATCATAAATTTCATTATCAATTTTTATAGTACTGTCCGTGACGTAACTGCTTAGATACCCTTGTTTTTTAGGAATCTCACCTATATCTTCCTTTAGCGAACCAGTTTCCTTTTTCAGTGAAGCAACGTCCGTCTTGTTCTGCTCGATCTGCTGCGCCTGTTCTGTCGTAGCTCCGGGCTTGACCGGATTCTTTTCAAACCACTCATTTACTGCATTCTTGATTTCTTCCGGCGAAATCTCACCGCCAATTCCTTTTAAGCATAATTCGTATAAATACTTCTCTTTTCTTGTAATAGGCTTCGGGAGTTCGCCCGTGTAATCACCTGTCAAGTACGCAAGATATTTTTCTTCCCTTGTTACTGGTTTGTCTGCCATCTTTTTACTCCTCTCCAAATAGTGTTGGTTCGTCTGGCTGAGCTTCTTTGATCATTGCTCTGGCTTCTTCTTCGGTCATTCCTTCAAACTTCACGAAATACAGCCATGCCGGAACCTTGCCAGTAGTCACATATTGCCACCATCTTGCACGGTCGTTTTCTCTTACATAGAGAATGTCTCCAAAATCATAATTGACCTCGTATGCTCCGACTGGCGCAAGTCCGTACAGGTCAGCGTAAACGTTCAATGCGTAGATAACTTCGTCCAGACAGGATTCCAGTTTGTCTCGAACATCTTTAATGAACTGTACCGTCCTCTGCTGTTCTGCTTCTACTCCTGTAGCCGTCTGAATACCGCTAGATTCGTTAAAAACAAAGTACCCGTTAGAGAATCCAATCTTGTACCCCAACTGGCTTAAAATGGCATTTATACCGCTTATACGAGTGTCCGTGTTGAGCTGCGGATTGATTTCCTGATAAAACTCTTTCTCGTCCTGTCCGAATACATTCTTGACAAAGTGTGGTAAGCTCATCTCATTCCGTCTGTTTTCCATGCCCTGTGGCGACATGGCTGATACAGGTGTACCGCTTGGCATCAGCAGTCTATCATCTGCCAGAACAATCTTCTGAGAGTCAAAAATCTCTCCGGCATTACGGCTGTATGCAATGTCGAGGTCTTTTAACTCCTCGATAGCTTCGGTAAAAATCGGCAATCCCAATGGTGCATTAATATCCACGTTATTCGCTTGCGGCGTCCGCAGTACTCCGTACAGAGGCCCGTCCAGCTTCTCTCCATTTGCCTTGAGAATCGGCGGCGTATCTGCCATAAGGTCAGCCCATTTGGTCTGTTTAAGGTCAATCTTATCGCCGATTGACTGAGGGGATTTTGACACATAGGCTCTATTAGAAACGTAGTACGGATAGGTCGTCACGCCATCCACGGTAGTCTCAACAAATCTATGATATTCAAGCCGTGTATAGTATTTCCGTCCAACAGTATAAGAATCCTTGAATATGATTCCCCTAATTTCCTGATTATCATAGTCCACGATCATCACATCTGCCGAAGTAAATACGTCAATGCTTTCACCATTTGGCTTAATAAATACTGTTCCATAAGCACAGCCATATTCTACCCAGTGACGGATTTGAAAATATACCTTGTCGATCTGTTCCTGTAGCCACGTAGCCCTTGCAGAACCGTCTATCTGAATGCCGATCGCCAGCGTTGCGAGCCGAGCTGTTTCTGAGCAGACAGATTTAGCAAAATTGATCGTCTTGATATTATTCTTATCATCCAGCCATTCCGGCGCACCTCTGTAAATGTTCGCGCACCGGTTAATCAGCGATTCCATCTCTGGAAATTCTGCTGCCTGAATGTTGAAGTCCTCTTCGGCTTGTTTTTTGAATATCATATTAAACCACCTTTTTAGTGTTGTTATAAGTCCCATTATGCACTGTAACCTCTCCTGTTAAACAACGGCTCATAAGCATATCTAAGTGCCGAGATTGCATGATCATCTCCGTCAGGATAACCACTTATTACATTTCCCTCTTTGTCCCGATCGTACTCATATTCTGTGATTTCTTTATATGCGTTCGGTGTTCGCTTCGGGTCAATGACTATAGTCTTTGTCTGTAAGAATTTGAAACCATACTCGATACTTCCCGGTCCTTTGATTGCTCCTCTTGCAGGAAGTCCGGCATCCCGGAAGTCATTCACAGACTTAGGTTCCGCAGAATCACATATCATTGTGTAATCGTCATAGCCTTTTTTCTTGATCCAATCAGCAGTCTTAGAGTTGCTCCATTTATTTACATACAGCTCGTCAATCAGATATATCTTCTCTCTGGCAGAATCATAATAAGTTCGGAGATAGCAGAAGGCATCCGGGTACCATCCATAATCTACACCAGCGAAAATGCGGTCCATGTGGCTGATCTCTTCGTCTGTAATATCTCTGATTTCGAGATATTCAAATACGTTTCCGCCGTCACCATTTGGGACACCCAGGTATTCATGCTCATAGGCTTCTGGGCGAATCTGTTTGAGATGTTCGGCATCGTCAAAAAACTGTTGTCCAAGCCATTCCTTTGGAACCGTTCTGTAATCAGAAGAATGAACATATCTGTCGTCTCTCTGGATTAATACTTCCTCATTCATGAAGTTATGTCTTGTTTTTGGTGGGTTGAATGACATAAAAGTCCAGTAGTCTTTTCCACCTCGCATCGATGACTGCAAGATGCTTCGTACTTCTTCCATTCCGGTAAAAGTATCACATTCTTCCAGCCATGCAAAAGCAAAGTATCCGAATGGAGCTTTTAACGACTTTAATTTCATTCTGTCATCAACGCCACGAAACATTATAGTCTGTCCAGTCGGCATATATGTTATTTTCATTGGGCTGACAGTACATTTAAAATCACCATCAAGATGCAATGCTGATATAGCAAATTGCATCTGTGAAAAAACGCTATCTCTTAATGTGTTCGCTGTTTTTCTGAATATGATACAATGCTTATCTCTATTCTCTTTTCTTGTCATTAGCAATATAATGACAATGCTCACGAAAGAAGACTTGCAGCTTCCACGTCCACCTTTGAATACATAATAAGTATGTTTGTGTTCTAAAATATCTCTTAGCACATTATCGAAATTATACGGAAATAAATCATCTGCGGATATTTTCATACTGCTTCATATCTCCAAACATATCCATAGGCTGTGGGACGTCCACCCGAACAGCATCGAGAAATGGCACTATTCTTATAGCCTAACGCTCGCTCCACGTCCATAGTGCAGTCCCATGTTTTTATTATTTTACCATTGTATCTGTCTATCTGATTAACCCTTTTGGCTGAAACGCTTTTACTACCTCTATGGGAATCGCCAATTCTTCTTTTGGTTTCGTCTGAAAGCTTTCTTCCTGTTTGAGTTATTGCTCTTTTAGCTACAACTTCTTTTGTGTGCAGCCTATCGCCGAAATGAAGCTGCGTTGCTGTCTTACTCATTTTCTTCTTTGTACGAGCGCAACGCTTCTTTCCGAAATTTCCACCACTGTCAAAATTAAATCCGTACTTTTCTTCATTGCTTCGATGTTCTGCAATGCTTTTTCGTTCAATTAATTCGGCTTCTTCTTTGGTGAGATTATCGGATATAATTTCATGCTTAATCCCTTCCCAACCATGTTTTTTTATAATTTTGAAGAAATCATCGTTTCCGTAATATCCGCTGTCCCACCTTGCTTTTACTGTTTTGCAAGTCATTCCTATATACACTCTGCCATCAGGCACAGTATGTTTATATACTTTATATCTTCTCTCCGTTTCTGGTAAGTTCAATTACTATGCCCTCCTCTTTTTCTTCTTTCACTTCCGGTCCTGGGTTATCTCTCCATTTATCACGTTTTCTGTTTTTTAACCAGAATATTTGAGCCGTGGTATTCCCCTCAAGAGCATTTTTGAAAAGTGCATTTTCTACTAAGTAATCAGCTATTTCTTTCCCTTTTTTTAGGGGCTCTGAGACCTCCGGATATTTCTTTTTCCATTCATATAATGTCGATGGGGAAATGCACATATTTTTTGCAATCTGCTCGTCAGTTAAACCATCTCTAGCCCAACCTCGTAAAAGTACTTGACCTTCTTGAGAAAGCCAATATTCATACTTTCCCGCCATATTAACCTTCTCACCTCCAGACATAAAACGCCCTAGCATAGTTATATATACTATAATACCATACTAGGGCGTACATAGCTCTCTACCACTTTTATAAATTTTTAAGTTTTTTTTAAAGTCTTCCAATCAATTTTGCCAGATGATAATATTCCGCCATGACCTTGCGTTTGTATCCGTAAAAGTCATTCTCTGTTGCAGGAACTGTCCTGATCTTCTCCATTGTCCGATAGCCGATACCGTTCACGATGCTGTCATAGATTTGCGATTCGATGCCGGGTGCATATTTAATAGATACCTGTAACAGATTATATTTATCGCTTTCGCTAAGATTCCGCAAGTGGCTTTGTAATGTCGGTATATCGTCCGGCGGCACTCCGTAGTCAATCAGTGTCGCCTTTCTCAGCTTCATTTATTTCACCTTCTTCATTCAAGTTCCAGTCACATGGCATGCCTCGAAAACATTCTGGACAGTGTTCGTAGAATCCGCAGCCTTTGCAATCTGCTGGCTGTCCAGTGCAATATTGCTGTAGTACGTGGTATGCCGATATAGCAAGGTTTGGCGTTATGTCTGGTGTAGGTTTACTATTCATTTCTCCATCTCCTCCAGTTTCTTTACCGTTTTCCTGTAATCTCTGTTTGCAGACCGAAACATCATCAGAAGTATTTCAGATACAGGTCTCGCTCTGTTGGCTCGTTTGGCTTTCTTGGCACATATAAGTTCGTTTCCTTCTGGGACATATATTCCTACATGATACGGGATTTTCAAAGATACTGTTGCAGCTAATTCCCCTGGCATAACCAAATAATTGTAATCTCCAATGAAATTCAATCCATGACCAGATTTGAAATCTTCAATAGATGACTTGATTTCATAGCAATAGCAATCACCTTTTTCTATCCCGGAAACACTATTGTTCACTGGAACAAATTTCATATAGTCCACTCTAACTGCATGGTTTGTAGAATAATCAAACGTCACCTCTTTTGCCCAGTAGATACGAGGATCGTTGTTCGGATTGATTTTCTTTTCAATCATGGTTGATAATTCTGCCGTAATCTCAGGCCTTGTCATTCTTCATCTCCTCCAACTTCTTCTCAGCTTCCTCGTGGGTGAGAAATACTCTTCTTCCAATATCTTCTAAACGGTAGCAACTTTCTCCCATATATTCTTTGTCTATTGCGTCAACCCTTACAGTACGTTCATTTTTGTAACATAGAAAATGAATTTCTGAAACAGTCATCGGAATAATCGGTTGCTTGGCTCCGGCATTCACTCTATAAACCGTGTCTCCAACCTTACACGGCAATCTCACAAGCAATCCCTGTTCTTCTAAGTCTTCATAAACAGCAAGTTTCGTAAGAATTTTATCCGCAAACGGTTTTAATAATCCATCCGTAATTTCTTCTTTTGCAACTCCTGTACCATCAACATTTCTTTCTCTTTCTGTTAATCTCTCCATCTACTTCACCTCTTATCGCTTGCTTTTTATCGCTCATTTTCATCGCTTGTTTTTGTAATTTCTCTCAAGCAGGCATTCCAACCGTCGGCAAATAAGTTTTTCTGCACTTCGTAATTGCTCACGGGTGCAGTTGTACTTTTCTTCTCTGGTAACAGCTTCAATGGACACCAATCAGGTCTTGATTTGCTTTCGTAATCATAATGTTCTTCTGTTATCAGAATTTCAACGCAGTCTAAACAGTCAGCTAATTCACACAAACCCTCATATTCAAGTTCGCCGCAGTATGCAGTTCCGAACGGGCAATCATGGCAATTCTCCGGTGTATCTATCACTAATACTGATTTACTCATACGTTTCACTCCCTTTCAACATCAGGCTTAAAGTGTTATATCCCGGGCAAGTCCTGACTCCGTTTCTGGTATCTCTTAACAGTACACAGTACGGATATAATGCCATGACCTCATAGACGTGTTCTGTGGTGTCTTTGCCGCGCTGGTCGATGTATTTGAAACACTTTCCCGGTCTAAGAAAGTATCTTGCACATACATACGCTTTTGTTCCGAATCTTACGCTTGCACTGCTCATTTGTGTTCCTCCTGTAATAATTCTTTATTGTCGAAGATATTGCCAACTACTTCATAATGTTCAAGATCAAACTCGCTAAGATATTCCCTATCCGTGCTACCAGTTTCATGCCCTACCCATCCGGAAACGTTCCATTCAACGGTTTCATATGTCGCATCTTCTGGGTAGGATTCGTCCAAGTGTGCCATCAGAATATCATTTTCCCAAATCTTGTTTCCATTCTTGTCGCAAAGTCCTGTGAACTGGCAGAGGGTTTCTATATCAATTATAAAGGAACACTCCATGGATATTCATATCCTGTTCCGCCTTTTATTATTTCTTTTCCGCAAACAGGGTGTTGATAATCTTGTGTAAATGTAAATACTTTACTCATATATACCCTGTCGGGGGGGGGATTGCCATTCAACCAAAGGATTGTACCATCCGATATCATCACCATGATTCTTGTGATAAGCAGATAGCTTCATTAGTGGCAAATTAGGAAAGTTATGTCCATCTACATCTATTAATCGAACTTTCATTTTTCTCCTATCCAAATGCTACCTGTCCGTTATTCTGCATGACTTTCTATTTCCCCTGAAAAGCTTAATTCAATTCCCAATTCTTCCTTGATAGCCTGCACATAATCAATCCATTCAGCCAAGCCCTGGTCGATATAGTCCGAAGCTTTGTCCATGCCTGCCATGAACTTCTGGCATCTTTTCTGACCGAATCCAAATTCATCATGCAGAACAGCTATCGCCATGATCACGCAGCATTCCGACACAAGCTGTTTGATCTTTTCAGATGCTTTGTCCAGGTCCTTTCTTGCCAGGGAAGTATGTATTCCTGTTACTCCCCTGAATCTGCATTCCTTTTCGAGGGCTTCAAGACCGCCCTCTCTGGTGATTCGTCTAGCAAGGTCAAGACCATCTTCCCTGCCGCGTTCATATTCACGCATTTTGTTCATTTCTTCACCTTTCCGAACCCGTATCCTGTCGGAGCATAGGCTCTATCAGTACTTGGGTGTGCTGTTTTAAGCAACCCATCATCAATAAGCTGGTTTAAATGTCTCCAGATGGTAGCTCTGCTTGCGTCTACCTTCTCGCAAATCTCGCTGACCGACGGTGCATATCCAACCAGTTTAATATAACTGACGATATACATATATATTTCTTTTCTAAGAGCCTGTCCCTGTTCGTATTTGTTCTTAGTGTTGTACATTTTTTCTCACTTCCCTCTGTTTGGAATCTAATAACTTATTAAAAGCAACTAGACAATTCTTGATAAACTGTTTATCATTATCATCAGGACACATTTCCGCATACTCTCCAAGCTCTATCAGACGATCAGTGGCCTGCTTAGAATATTCGTCTGTAAGTTCTACTGAATAGAAATCTTTTATAACTTTCCAAAATTCAGTCATAAATCTTTGAATATATGGAATATCCTTTGCTTCTACTTTTATTTTTATCATCCCCTTTGAGTATTGTATACAATATACTGTATACGCTCTATTTAATTTTATTTTATAAATATAATATATTTATATTATTTTAATACAAGTAACCCACAGTAACCGAGATGTAACCGTACTAATTTGTGTAAACCATTGATTTTACAGGTAGGTAACCGAGTAACCGAGTAACCCTGACTTTCTCATATAGGGAAACTTTTATACTCAATATGTGCATATAAATACTCATATATATATATATAGAATCAAAGGTTACTTAGGTTACCCGGTTACCTTTTGAACGAATTGTTTGTTAATCAAACACAATATCGTCCGTAATTTCAAAATCATCACTACAATTCACGAATCCTTTCGGAATTTCATCTACAATTTTCAAGAACACACATTTTGTAACAATTCCGTCCAATTTCTTCGCCTTGGTCGGATAACCTCTACTGTCGGTTTCCACAAGTCCCTTCTTAACAGCCCATGATAAAAATGCTTTCCGAGAGAATCTTCCAATTTTGCACAGATCATCAAACGCTACACTATAGATTATTGCAGTCGACGTTTTCTCTACCGGGTCATTGTCAATAATTCCCCATCTTTCTGTTTTGATATCTGGGTTATCGTCGAATTTAATTCCGTTCATGGCAATCTTATCAAGTACAAACCAGTAGGCACGTTCATTTTCAGAAACCATTTCTTTCTCTGTCAGGAGGCTCTTCACCGTCTCAATGTCAATGTACTGGCCATCATGGAATAGCTGATCTGTTGCGATTTTATCTGCTGCCAGGATAATGCTCATTGATATGCTTTGCTTCTGCATTTTATCATCATCCTGTATAAGGCTCTGAAAATGCTTCTGCATGGCTTTTATATCATCAATGGACATTTCCTTGACTGCGTTCACAAAATCAATTCCTGCGTACCCGTAGTTCTTTTTAAGGATATCTGCGGTAAGCTGTGGATCATCAAATATCTTTTCAGAACACTCAACCTCAATAATTCGGTTAATTGCTCCGCCTTGGCTGACATATCCGGCAAGCGGACGCTCACCATTGGTCAGAATGCAGTTCTGCCAGCGGTTCTCCCGGTTCACACCCAGCTCCTTGTTGGAACGGCTCTTTCCTTTTCCAGAACACAGGTCATATACAATTCCTTCGAAATTATCCCGGATTTTAGCCGATACTTTGGAAGTATCGTCCAGGATCAGCGGTAAGTTGTTGAGCATATCGGATTTTGCTTCCAGGGCCACATCGGTTGTTTTAAAATCTCCTATGTATCTGGATTCACCAGGGTTCGCCCAGACAGAAGCTCCTAGCATAAGTGTTACAGTCTTACCACCCTCGGTTTCGCCCCATAAGTCCACAAAGAACGGAAGAGCACCGACCAGTTTAATTAGAATGCTTGCAAAACTTGCAGCCAACATGATTTTTGGCTCTATTCTCCCAGTGGCACGAACCTTCTTCACGTGCTCATACCATTCTGTTCTGCTGCCGCCTACACTGATACTTTCATACAGCTGCCGGAACCTCATATCTCCATCGAATACAATATCCTTGTCATAAGGCAAGAAATAATCCCTGATCCAACCAATTTTACTGGAAGAATACTGAATATTGATATAGTCGTCATTTGCATTCTCAACGTCTGACAGATACCGTACAAGAAACTTCGCATTCTCAGATGTCACTGAAATCCCAAGCGCAGATAATCCAACGATTTTAGTAGATGATGCAACCATGGTTTTCGGCACAATAACCTCAGACCATTTATTATTCCTCTTATAGATTAGCTTTATCTGTTCTTCTCCGGTCTCCAGATTCTTCATTCGCTCTATTGGAAGTATAGGGTGATAACAGGCTATAATATCCGGCGATCCTGGATTAGTATTTGAAATTCTGATTCCATCATCGTCTGCTATCCAGTTAAGACATTTCATCCGATCATATTCACAATCAGAGAAATTAGTCCACTGGTCCAGCATAGACAACGTCCTATTACTTTTCTCTTTCTCAATCATCTGCTTCTGTACTTTTGTGTAAGCTTTAAGCAAATCTTCAAATTTTTTCTTTACACCAAGCTCTTTGGCTCTGTCCAGAAGAGTCAGCGTAAGACGTGCCTTGTATATCTCGTCTTCCTGACTGAATATCTCGTCGAACACTTCTTCGTCCAGAATAGAATCCTTCGTGAGCTTGTTTATCATTTCCACTTTTAATCACCTTCTTCCAGCCCTGTTATGAATCCATGGTGATATAGTTCAAGTTGTAACCTGTTCCACGCCTCACACCATCCGTCAGATAATGGCTTCACTCTGCCAAGGATAGCCCTGTAGAAATCTATATCAGACAAACATTCTTGCAGCTCAACCTTTTTCTTCTGTTCTTCCTTCTGCCGCATTTCCATCTGTTTCTGATGGTGATATATTGCCATTCTGGAAGAGAAATCTGGTTTCTGGTAAGTTCCCCCAAGTATGGTAAAAGCTGTCTTAAAATCGCAATTATCCATGTTCTGAACGAATGTAAATATGTCACCTGTTGCACCACAACCGAAACAATAATAACTGTCTTTGTAGATTTTCATGGATGCAGTGCGGTCCCCACTATGAAACGGGCACTGAACAAACCCTGCTCTGCTCGGAACCATACCATATCTACTCAGGACGTCTCTCATGCTATTCTGCTGCTTAATTGTTTCTTTATCCATTTGACAGAATCTCCAAAATTCTTTTGCCAGTGTCTTTCTTGTCGCAAAACAGAAATTCGACACCATACTTACGTTGCATCGTGCAAAGAATCTTATATAGGACATCTCCATGCATAACTTTCTGTTCCTGTTCTATCCAGATACCATTCTTTTTGACTCTTTTCTTTGCCCGGGGATTCTCCCACCAGAGAACATCATCCAGTTTTTCAATTCCTTTTCCGTGTTCACACAGAAACACAAGTTTTATTCCTGCCTCATTTGCCCGGATAATCTCGGTGCGGAATCTTTCATGCTGCTGACATACATTACCACATAATTCAGAAAGATTTTGTTTCCGGTCAACAACCAGTCGAGGGTTGTCATAATTCATGTAATCTCCGACGTAAAGTTTTGACACGAACCATTTTTCTCCTGCTGCATCAAACGCTTTCTTAATGCCATCAATAATTTTTTGATGTTCCCTACTGTCAATTTGTATCATGCAAACGGAAACTCCTCGTCAATTCCATCTGGGATATTCATAAATCCGTCCGGGTCTGTTTTTGGACGTGGCGTCTCCGACTTCTGCTGGCTCTGGTTAGCACCTTTGCTTTCACCAAACTCAATCTCCTCCACAACAATATCTGTTGTGTATACCTTCTGTCCGTCACGATTGGTGTAGCTGCCGGTCTGGATTCTCCCGGATAAATCCGCTTTCATTCCTTTAGAAAAATATTTCTCGATAAATTCTGCCGACTTTCCGAAAGCGATGCAATTCAAGAAATCTGCTTTCTGGTCAGAACCTTCTTTTACAAATCTCCTGTTCACTGCAATAGAAAATCTCGCAATAGATGTTCCGTCATTTGTATATTTGATTTCCGGATCACGTGTAAATCTTCCTGTAAGAATTACTTTATTCATGCTGTTACTCCTTTTCTGTATGCTGTTTGTCATAGTCAATTAACATCTTCAGACATTTCTGACCTTTTTCCTTGGTAAGAGACTTAATATCGCTTACCTTAAATCGAGTCTTGATCTGTTCCAAAAGCTTGGCTTCCGGGTACTTATCAATAATGTTTTTAATTAACATAGTAGTCTCGGAACTAATCATCTCGGTTTCTTTTGCCGATTCCGCTTTCCTGCCGGACGTTTTTTCTTTATCTCCTGTATTAGTAGAATCACTGTCTTTGTTATCATCAATGCAGAACAGTCCATTCAAAGCGTATTTTCTGGCATAAGATGAAGCTGCACCTGTCACCTGTGAAGAATCCATGCCTTTCTTAGACTCTTCTTCCCTTGCATAAGCAACAGTTGCAATCTCGCCGGTATCTTCGCAGTCGTTCAGATGAGCTTCTGCTCTGACATATATTCTGTCTCCAACAACTTCCATCCGATCTGTGACGCTTAACACAGTCTTTGTTTCTGCCAGAAGTGGTTTTACAGCCTCCAAAATATCCTCGCAACTTCTATATTTGTATTTTCCGAAGGAATTGTACTGCCCTTTAGGGGCTTTCAGTTTTGACTGAATAATCCCTAACTTCTCATATATATTCACTTCTATTCCTCCTTGTCATAAACCACATGTTTACTGCCCTCAATAATCAGCAAGCTTGCAATGTCTTTCATTGATAAGGTTGATTCGTTATAGATTTCGACCAGCGCGTTGTATGCGTCTGATGAAACCTTTACAACCTGATTGTCTTTTCCGATTACCAGTTGTTTCTTTCTTGCCGGAATACGGATTTCAAATTCACTCATTCGTTTCCTCCTTATACGATTTCTGAGCCGTTAAAAGCCCATTTAGAGCCTGTACATAGTTTGCTAGCATTCTTGCCTTGTATGATTCTTCAATGGGGTTATCCGGGACTGTGGCAAGCTGTATATCAATCAATCTCAGAACTTCATTAATTCTCTCATCCATGTTCACACCGCCTTGAAAAAGCAGTAAACATTGTCAGAACCATCTCCCCTTGCAGGGTTAATACCGCCGCCCGGAAACAACCCGCTGGCACTGTGATATTCAAGATGATTCAGATACATGTCCGGGTTCTCCCAGTCGATAATGTACTGCTTTCGCTTATTCAGCTCTGACAGAAGCTCATTTACTGTCGTTATCAGTTCCATTGTCGGAAGGAGCTTCAACTCCATTTGATTCAACATCTAACGGGCACCTCCCATCTATTAGAAGCTCTAGCAAGAAAGCTTTAATTATTCTGATACTTTCGCGGCTTGCATTCTCATAAAATGGGTTGAAAGATACGTTTTGGTACAAATCCCACTTGAACACGTCTTTTGGAAGGCAAGCATCTTCTTTTCTTTTAAGCCCACATACTCTCATGCCATAAATTGAATAACTGAATTCGACACTTACTGCCGGAACTTCGTTCACAACTCTTTTACAGAGTTCGTAAATTTCATCAATCTCTTTCTCGAACATCTTCTTATCCTCCTTATTTCCTACTGCCAGTCTGCTTCCATCTGGCGCACTGCCCATGCTGCCGAGATACCGAAAAAGATGTTTAGCCAGATAGGTACATCCACATATTTCCCGGCAAGCATACAAACAGCAATTAGTATATATTCTTTCATTTCATTTCTCCTGCAATCCACACAAGGTTGCTCGCCACCAGTGCGGCGACTGTCACAATCCATGCAGTGAACCATCTTTTTGACTTTTTCTTGCTTTCTTCGACAATTTCAGTCGCAAGTGTTACTTCGATGTCAGTCCATGTTAGCTGATTTTCGTTTCTAATTTCACTCATATCGTGCTAATTTCTCCTTATTTTTTCTTATTTGTTTTTACAATTAGCAGATAGAGAACTATAATGTATCTATCCACTAAGGTGTTTTAGTGGTGCAAAGCTCCGGGGCGGAGGCCCAATCTCCCTCCGGGGCACTCACTTATTAAGAGCAGCCTTACCTTTCCAGACATGTCCAGTCACTTCATAGACTTTCCTAGGGCTTATGATGTATGTAATTCGTCCACCGGAAAGGCTTTTTGCTGGCTTGTTATTCTGCACAGCCACTCCAATTGGCAACCATCCGTACACAATCCCTGCCCGGATTGCTGTTACAGGAAGTCCGATCAATTGGCTCACGTCGGCTACGGTCAGAATTTCTGACGAGAATTCCGGCATCTGTGGAATGCCTGATATGATTCTTGCAACCTCTGCAGCGAACTGATGAACTTCTGCATTTTCTTTGATGTAAGTATCAACCTCGCTCATTTCATACTCCTTTCTTATTTTTTTTAGAAAAATCTTTCGTCTTCCCATCAACCTATTGTATTTCCTTTCCCCCTCTACCTATAATGCATTTACAGGCACCGACATGCTGAGTATAATGAAAGGGGAATTATATGGTTGAAACAATTACACGACTGTATCATTGCCACAAGATTCACAAACACGTGACTGTTTATGAAGAGTATGAGGTTTCTGATAGCGGTCGCCACCTACTGCGGTGCTCATGTCCATATCATCAATACACGGAAATGAAGCCGCGCTGTGATGGGTATAATGACCATGGTTTTCAATGTGGTTATGCAAAAAATCAATAACCAGACTCACTAACTCATCTGGTCGCTCACTTGGCGATAGGTAACAGTAAAGCCGCAGGTCACATTTGCAACAGTCTCCACCAGATTCTTTGCAGTGTTGACTGACGGCTTTATTAAATTGTAATGCGTCCATTTATTCTCCTTTCTGCTCTGGAATTTTCGGTTCAAGAAACTTGTCAGTCCCAACAGATAACGCCCCGCAAATTAATTCGTATTCATCGAAATCTAATCTGCGATTTCCATTGAGAGAAAGATTGAGTTTCTGAACAGGAATGCCAGTTTTATTGGCGACAAATGTCTGTGTTATGCCGTTGTTCTCAAGGTATGACTTAATTTTTTTACCAACGCACATTCTCATTTCTCCTTTCTGTTTGAATTTCGTTCTCATCGAACAATTACAGTATAACCTCGAACTATCCGAATGTCAAGAAGAAATTTTGAGAAAATCGAAATTATTTTATTGGCAGTTCGAAATTTCTATATTATTATTAATCATGAAAGGAGGAACCGATAATGACATTTGGCGAGAAAATCAAGCAAGCCAGAACGGCAAAGAAGCTGACTCAGAAGCAACTTGCAGAAAAAATCAATGCAAAGCATAATTCAATTAGCGACTGGGAAAAAGATAAGTGTAAACCAGATATGGACACCATTGAGCTTCTATGTGGCGTTTAGGAAGTAACACCGACATACCTCATGGGTTCTAAAAGCGATGACGATTATGCAATCATAATTGGAAATCTTATGTCAGAACCTGACATCTTAGATTTTATCGAGGAATACAAAGCACTCGATAAAGAAGATAAGAAAGCAATAAAACAAATAGTTTCATCACTAAACAAAAAGAGCAAGGGTTAATCCCCTTGCTTCTTTGATTTTAGATATTTGATAAGAATTGTATAGACAAATTTTAACTTGCCCTCATTTTCAGTATTCTCTATCATCTCAATAATTTCCTTCTTATAATCCATAAATAATCCTCCCTGTCACAACTACCACCTACACTACAGTATATGTCCGGCTGTGGGAAATAGAACCGAACATTAGTTCGTTTTTGCTATTATACCATCTATTCCGACTCTTGGCAACTGCCAAATATACACATGGACTTTTGTTATTTCGTAGGCAAACTTTACAATCTCAAAGAAAATTATGCTTTTGCAGAGGAAAAATGCGAGATCACAAACTTTTCCACCGCCGTTGTTTGTATGTGGATACTTCTGGACAGAATGCTCCTGATATACCATATACGAATGAACTATCTGCATATCTTTCTGATTATTATTGGAAATTATCTTTTGTGGGGTATGTACAAGAGTGAATACCTTATAGATCAGCAAGAGAAGTACAAAGCACTTAAAACATTTCTTTTTCATCTAAATCACTCTATTTCGTTCTAAA